GCCCCGCCTATTCCCGAATGGTGGTGCAAACCGCTCTACGGACGTTGCAGGATTGGCTGCCGAAGTTGCTTCGGGCGCAGCGGCATCAACCACGATTGCAGTTCTTCGTCATGTCCCTGACAGCACGGTGAACGAACTCGTCTACGACCAGCGTATCTAAGGGAGGTGTAACATGTCGAATGGTATTACTACAGCGCAGCGTGACAAAATCATTGCTGACTTGCTCCAGACTCAGGCTGGCCGTCAGAAGCTGGCCGCGTCGATGACTCAACCGCTTCGTACTCGCCGGGATTATGCGTCCATTGGCCGTAAGACTTTTCTAGTCGAGCAGCTTCCGGACGGCGCACTTCCGTACTACGATAAGGATCCGGATGTCACGGCATTCGTGGTTGGCGAAGAAGGCGAGAACATCGTCTCGATCACCAAGCCCCGCCGTATTCAGATCCCCTTGTTTGAAATTGCGTCTAACCCCGAGATTCCTCTTACGCAGGTTCGTGAGCGTCGTTTCGACGTTATCGACCGCGCACAGAAGCTCGGTATGGCCGCTATTCAGCAGGCGGAAGATGATCGCGTGTTCGCGATTATGGATGCAGTGGCTTCGAACGGCTTTGACTCTATTGGCCCTGTCAACCCGGATATCCCGGTTGTCGCTCCGATTTCGGGTCAGGCAATTGCCGATGCTATCGCAGCCATCGAACTTCACGATCTTCGTGTTGCTCGAATCTTCATGAACGCTCGTGATTTCAGCGACGTTCGTAAGTTCAACCGCGATATTCTTGACATTGACTCCCAGCGTCAGCTTTTGACTTCGGGTATGTTGCCGAGCATCTACGGTGCTTCGGTCATTACCTCGCGTCTAGTTCCGCAGGGTGTGGTGTACTTCACCACCGATCCTGAATTCTTTGGCCGCATCCCGGTTCGTACCGAACTTACGGTACTTTCGGCAGATGATCCGAAGGCTCGCACGATTGGCTTCTCGATGTTCGAGAATCTAGGTATTGGCTGTCATAACCCCCGTGGTTTGCAGCGCCTAGTTGTGACCCGCTAAGGTTACTCTAGCCTAAATATCTGGCACCTTGGGAGCCGTGGTAGGGAAACTTACCACGGCTTCTTTGTTTCTACCGGGGATTCTCATTATATAATCGTCCTATAATTCGCAGATAGTGTTAGTACTTAGGACCTACCTCTAAATCGCCCCTAATCAACCTGAGATGGATCATGAATAGACGCGCTGCTATCAGTAAAACCGCCGCTAAAGATATTGCCGAATTCAAAGCATGGTGCGAATTCCGCGCACAGAAGCTAGGATGGGTAAAGGGCGATGTTATGCGGGGATATAGAGACGCCCAGCTTATCAAGCTCCTTGAAAAACTAGGCTTGGAACGTGTCGAAAAGCCCCAGCCTACCACTAAGCCCGGAAGTAACTTAGAGCTTCACGAACGGGTGGAAGTAAAGGAGAGCACGAATCCCTTGAATCAGGACGAATGCAAACAATATCAGGGTAAGTTCGGAGAAGTCGTAGAAGTTATTCAGCCTAATGCTGAACATCCGGATGGTGCCGTAGTCGTAAAGATGCTCCATACAGGAAGCCCAGTGGTAATTTTCGATGGTCTACCTTCGGGCAAGCCTACCGGTCTTTATCGGAGTAAGCCTACAAGCCCTGCGGGTAAAAAGATCCTTGAAGTCATTTACTTCAAGGAAAAGACAGAAAAGCCTACTGACCTTACCCGAGTGAAGAACATCGACCTATACATGCAGAGATCGCGGGGAACTGACGATCAGCGTGATAGAAATTACTATGTAGGAAATTGCAATTCCTACATGATTTCCAAGGAAGGTAATGTGCATTTCCTACTTGCTAATTGCCCGCAGCGTGGCGGCGAATATGCAAGCATTACTGAAAAGGGTGCAATCCTTTATGTGGGCCTTCTAAACCACCGCCCAAGCGGCTGGATGAAAGAGCTTGAAGAAATGTTGGCTACGAATTCCTAATCTGGTAATTCTGTAGGTATAGTCACCCGTGAATGTCCCTGATTTTTCAGGCTAACACCAACTCATTCACGGGTGACTTATGTCAGATTTTGATTACACAACTTTTTCCCGCTACATTGTACGTACGTCTGTCCATTTGCCGTTTGGTCAAATCGTGAAGGGCACCGTAGTGGAATTCAACGGAAATATCGTGCGAGTAAATGGCAGAGAAGAGTCTCTCCCTACTTTCATGGGTGCTATTACGTGCGGGTGGGCAATTCCTTATAGTGAATCCGTTGAAACCTCTAACGAAGCCGCTATTCAAATCCCCGCAACGGTAGCAGCGAATTTAGCCCCGTCGAAAATGACCGTAACGGCTTCGTCCGAAACTGTAGTGCGGGAAGGATTTGATCGTTCGGTTTCTACGAATAACATTAGTTCGAGAAGTAGCCTCCCTGTGTCGAAAGATTTTTCCAACGTAGGGGGACTAGAAAACATTCGGGCATCATCGTCGGCAAACCGAGTGATGCAAGACCCTGTAGCCAAGGTAGCTTCTTCTACCCCTATGCAGAACCCTACGGCTACCGTTGGGAGCGGTCGCGTATTTACCCCTAAGGTAGTGCAATCCTACGAGGACTCTGTAAGTGAAACGTCTTTTTCCCGCCCTGTGTCAGGACAGGTGAGCCCTTCCCCTGAAAACGCCCCTAACGAGGGCGTTAGGTTGTTAGGGAGTCCGAAGACCAAAATTCTTGTAGACGATTCGACTAAGGTCGAATGGGATACGAACGCTCACTGGAAACAGCGCGTGCAAAAAGCTCTTGCCTACAAGGATAGTGACCCCGACCGATTCAATCGCATCATCAACGTGGAAACCGACAAGGTTCGGGCGATTCTCACCTCTGAAAACCCCGAAGCTGCAACCTTGGGGGCAGAAAGTCCCGCAGCTAATAGGATTTCAGAATCATCAGAAGATAACGTCGTAGTCAAAATGCCGCGTAAGATTGCCAAGGCAAAATCGGATCCTATTATCGCTTGATCCCCGCATCCCCGCCCCCTCCTACTTGATACCCCGTAGGATAATTACCCTATAGTAAAGCCTATTCGTTCACAGCTTTTACTATAGGGTTATCGTGGCAAACAAACGCTATGCAGATTTGTCTCCTCCGCTCGGATTCCCCGGAGGACCTTGCCATGTATTTGATAGGATTCAAGAGGAAATTGAGCATCCGGCAGTAGCCATTAGCTTGGCTAACAAAGTTCAACAGGGGTTAGACATCACTAACCCCGAAGCCCACAAAGTCTATTCGCTCCAAAAAGAGCGCGGGATTGGATTCATTAGGGGATTGCTAATCACCCCGCACGCGCAATACCGTATGGATTTGCGGAGTGTCACGGTGTCTGAATTGAGGTTGTTCTTTGTTTCATTTCAACGCTACCTAGAGCGTGTTAGGCAGAAGTCACCCTCTGAATACAATATGTTCGCCAAGCGATTGCAATTCGGAGAAGAAATCAATTGGACGGACCCTAAGCTAAAGCTAACTGTCGTTTTCTATACAGACCGTCAGGCGATAGCGAAGATTATCACAACTTACTGGCAAGGGGACGCGGACCCTAAACCCGTTTCGTGTGGTGCGAATAGGCGATCCCCGATCAATCGCTACGCTACGCTCGTAGAAGATATGACGGGGTATCAGACTTATGTTTCGCAGAATCCGGCATCTTCGGATTCATCCCCAATGGATTCAGCGACAACTACGTTCTACAACTCCCAACACGATTTTGGCCCTGTGGGGATCAATACGCAGGATAGCAGTAGCGAAACGTACAACGCTACTCCGGGTCGTGGATTAGTAGATGGCGAACGCTATATGGATAATGTTATCCGGCGTACGAATCCTAACCGTAGGCGTATGCAGGAAGATGATGCAGGGAGAGTCACAGCTTCACGTCGGCGTGCAGATTTGAATCAACAGTATTCGGGACAGTTTATCTTTGGCCCTTCGGATATTGATCCTGAATTTCAGGGGTATCCTTCTGCTAGTAATTCCCTTTCGCCGCAATTTCCGCATAAACAAATCGGCGATAACACGCCTGTATTTACGGATCCTCACGCGCCGGGGTCTGCGAAGGTAATTCCTTATGTGACAGATACAGAATTCGCAAACCGTATGGCAGCGAAATCATCGGAAATCCTACAGGGATTAGACCCGAAGGTAGTTGCCAAGGCTATGTCTATCAAGCCGAAGCTAACCCGCGTAGATAAGAAGAATCGCATGTGGACCTTCACCGTCCCTTCTGCCAAGGAAGGTGATTACACCGTGAAGGTGAAGGGGGGAGGTAACGCCGTCTACGCGCCGAAGATGGATTTGAAGATTTCTTGTACCTGCAAAGATTGGGTATATGGCGGTTCCGAGCATTGGGCGCAGACCGAAGGTTATCTTTATGGTAAACCCCAAGGCACGGCAGAAGCCCCTAAGGTAAGGGACTCCGGCGGCTTGAAAAGGGTGTGTAAACACGTGGCCGCAGTACTACAGAAACTAGAGGGTTACAGTATGGGTGCTAGTAAAAAGGCATCTAAATTCGGCGGTAGTTATCGCTATGCCACCCCTTTTGAATGGGGTACAGCGGGATCACCTATCTTCGATGCAATGAACGAAGATGATTATGGCCCAGAAGAACTAGAGCGAATGCCACCCCGCGAACTGATTAGGGCAATACAAGACGGGCGTGGTGCTAATGCGGATCTATCAGGCATGGATCTTGGAAATAAGAATTTCCAAGATGCTCGGCTAATGAATGCGTCTCTTGACGGGACGAATCTGGCAGGTGCCAATCTTTCTTCGGCTAATTTAGAGAATGCGACACTTTACGGTACGGACCTTGAAGGTGCGAACCTAGAAAACGCCACCCTTGACCGTGCGGAGTTGACAGACACGAATCTGCGATATGCGAATCTTCAGAATGTGAGTTTCTTCAATGCGAGAATTAGAAACGTAAATATGGAAGGCGCAGATCTTCGCGGTGCCAATTTGGCAGGTTCGATGTTTTCAGGCACAGTAAAATTGAAAGGCGTCAAATACGACCATAGGACGAAATGGCCCCGTGGTTTCACCCCTCCCCCGTCAATATAACATTCGTCCCGCCGCGTCTTGTGAATTCAATCCTTGTTGAATTCAA